GATTAACACACTAAGAAATGTTGGAATAGGAACTACAAATCCAAGATTTGCATTAGAGGTTGGTGCAGTAGGAGCATCAGGAACAACACTCTTTGTAAATGGTGATGCAAGAGTTACTGGTATTGTTACCATAGGTCCTGCAAGTATCACTCTTAATGGTATTACAAACATTATCAATGTTGGTACTGGTATTACGATTAATGGTTCTACTGGTATTATAAGTGCAACCGCAATTGTTCTTGGAGGAACAACATTAACTGGTTCTGCTGTTACTTCTATTACTGCTGGTTCTGGTATTTCTGTAAATCAAAGTACTGGAAATGTAACAATCACTGCGACAGGTACAGGATCAACCTCTCAATGGGTCACAACAGCAGCAGGGATTCATACACTGTCTAATGTTGGTATTGGAACCACAAACCCTACTAGTAAACTTACAGTGACTGGTAATGGAACCTTTACTGGTGTTGTAACTGCTACTACATTTGTTGGGGCACTCACTGGCACTGCAACAACTGCTACTAATGCTCAAGGACTTACTGGAACTCCTAATATTATTGTTGGTGTTGTGACTGCATCAATACTCAATGTAGGAACTGGTGGAACAGTTATTACTACAACCACTGCTGGATTGGTTGGAATAGGAACCACAAACCCTACTAGTGCTCTTACAATTGGTGCAGTAGGTTCTGCAACAACCAATTTAGTTGTAAATGGTTTTGCCAAAATAGATCAAATAGTCATAAAAAATAATAGTAATAGTTATCAAGATAATATAATAATGACACAGCATCCTGCTGTCACATTTACTGGTAATCGTAATGTTGCAATTGGTGATTATTCATTTACTACACCTGGAGTAGCAGGAGAAAACGTTGCCATTGGATATTATGCATTAAGTAAAGTTGGAAATAACAATACAGTTAGCACTTATAATGGAAATACTGCTGTTGGTTCTTGGTCAGGTGAAAATGCAACGACAACTTTACGCAATACCTTTATTGGATGGGAAGCAGGAAAATACATTACATCTGGAAGTGAAAATGTAATTTTAGGAAGTTATAATGGAAATTTTGGTGGACTTGATATCAGAACTTCCTCAAATAATGTAGTTCTTTCTGATGGTGCTGGGAATATCAGACTTTATGCAAACTCAAGTGGTAATGTTGGACTAGGAACCACAAATCCAACAAAGAAACTTACTGTATCTGGTGATGCATTAATTAATGGTCTCACTGTTGGTCTTGGTAGTGGTGCAATTACCACTAACACTGCAATTGGTTATGTTGCTCTCAATGACAACACCAGTGGTGGCAACAATACTGCTGATGGTTATGGCACTTTACATAGGAACACTACCGGTGATTTTAACACTTCTATTGGTTCTCAGTCTCTTAGTTTTAACACCACTGGTAACCGCAATACTGCTATTGGTGCAGCTGCCCTCATCACCAACACCACTGGTAACGACAACACTGCTGCTGGATACCTAGCCCTCTATGACAACACTGGTACAAATAACACTGGTATTGGCATAAGTGCAGGAATTACCATAACAACAGGTAGTAAAAATACCCTATTAGGTTCTTATACTGGAAATCAAAATGGGTTAGATATTAGAACTTCAAATAATAATGTAGTTCTTTCTGATGGTGATGGTAATATAAGATTTTATGCAAACTCAACTGGTAATGTAGGACTAGGAACCACAAATCCAATAGAAAAACTTACAGTTGTTGGAGTAACATCATCAACATCATTTTATGGAGATGCATCATATACTGCAAGTGGTAGATGGACATTAGGTGCTAATGGAACTTCTGATTATACTTTTGTTGGAATTGGATTTACTCAGACAACTAATGATCCAGTTCTTTATCTTGCAAGAGGTAGAGTTTATGAGTTTGTAAATAACTCTGGTGGTAGTCACCCATTTCAAATACGTGTAAGTAATGGTGGTGCTGCGTATAGTGATGGTGTCACTAATAATGGTGGTGCGAGTGGTGTTATAAGATTTGAAATTCCTTTTAATTCTCCAAATACTTTATATTATCAATGTACAAATCACTCTGGAATGGGAAACACAATAAGTGTTTATCCAAATACAATCTAAAATACCTAATAAATAATAAAAAAACACTGTAAAATGGCAGCAATCATAACTGATCAAATTAGAATATTAAATGCAAAGAATTTTATTTCTAATGTAGGAGTTAGTGCATATTATTCTTTTATAGCTCTTCCAAATCCAAGTGATTATCAATCTGATTGGGATGACAATCCACCATCACCAAAAGATAATTTTGATCAGGAAAATGATTATTGGGATACAATGGTTGCGTTAAAGAAAATTAATTCTTCTGATGTGAGACAAGTTATCACAAAAAAATTCTGGTCTTCAGGGACAATATATGATTATTATAGACACGATTATAGTAGATCAAATCCTGCTAAAATATCAGGAGCAACGAATTTATATTCTTCAACATATTATGTCATAAATCAAGATTATCAAGTTTATATTTGCCTTCAAAATGGAACCAATCCTGACACTCCAGATGGAAGACCATCATTAGATGAACCAATGTTTACAGATCTGGAACCAAGATCTGCCGGAAGTAGTGGAGATGGATATATTTGGAAATATCTTTATACAATCAAACCAAGTGAAGTAATTAAGTTTGAGACTTCTGATTTTATTCCTGTTCCTGCAGACTGGGCATCTTCAACTGCAAATGTTGCAGTTAGAAATAATGCTGTTGATGGATCTATAAAAATTATAACAATCACTAATCGTGGTATAGGTTTAGGGACTGCAAATACAACTTATACTCGTGTTCCTATTAAAGGTGATGGAACAGGAGCAGAGTGTACAATTACTATTGATAATGATTCAAAAGTTGATTCCATTACAGTTTCAAATCAAGGTTCTGGATATACATATGGTAATGTTGATTTAATTGCTAAGGGAGTTCCTACTGGAACAACAAGACCAACTTTTGACGTAATTATAACTCCTACTGGTGGCCACGGAAAAGATATTTACAGAGAACTTGGTGCATATAATGTTCTTCTTTATTCTAGAATTGAAAACGATAATGAAAATCCAGATTTCATTACTGGAAATCAAATTGCAAGAGTTGGAATAGTTGAAAATCCAGAATCAACTTCTGGAACTATTTTAAGTTCTGATAAAGCAAGTGCATTATTTGCACTCAAATTAACTGGTGCTGGTTATAATTCAGCATCTTTTATTGCTGATTCATACGTTAAACAAACTGTGTCAACTGGAACTACAGCAGTTGGAAGAGTTGTAAATTATGATTCAAATACTGGAGTTCTGAAATACTGGCAGGATAGAACAGTTGCTGGATTCAATACTGTTGGAACAGCACAAACAACCCCATCATATGGATTTGATTTAACTGAATTTACATCATCACCATCTACTGGAGGAAGTTTGACAATTATTCCATCTTCTGGATCCAATCTTACTATTGATTCAGCATTTACTGGCATCAGTACTGTAATAAATAATAGAACCTATTATCTTGGTCAATCCTTTACCAATGGAATCTCTTCTCCTGAAGTTAGGAAACATTCTGGAAATATTATCTACGTTGATAATAGACCATCAATAACAAGATCGTCAAATCAAAAAGAAGATATCAAAGTTATTTTGCAGTTTTAAAGAATTATGTCTCAACAAACGAATCTCAATGTATCTCCATATTTTGATGATTTTAATGCAATATCAGATTATCATAAAGTTCTTTTCAAACCAGGAGTTCCTGTTCAAGCAAGAGAATTAACAACCCTTCAGTCAATATTACAAAATCAAATTGAAAAATTTGGTCAACACTTTTTTAAAGAAGGTGCTAAAGTAATTCCTGGAAACACTGGATATAATCAACTTTACTATTGTGTGCAGTTAAATAATACATATCAAGGAGTGCCTGTATCTGCATATGCAGGACAATTGGTTGGAACAAAAATTACAGGGCAAAGTTCTGGAGTAACTGCTTATGTTGATAGCATTTTATTACCACAAGATTCTTCAAGAGGAAATCTTACTCTTTATATAAATTATTTAAATTCAAGCACCTCAAATAATTCTACTCAAACATTTTCAGATGGTGAATCTCTTACTTGCGATACATTAATCACATCTGGACTTTTAGGTAATACTTCCATTGCAGCAGGTAGTCCACTTGCAATAACTCTTGCATCAAATTCTGCTGCAACTGGTTCTTCTTTTCAAATTCAAGATGGAGTATATTTTATACGTGGAAATTTTGTTAATGTAAAAAAAGAAACACTTGTATTGGATCAATACTCAAATGCTCCTAGTTATAGGGTGGGTTTATTTATTAGAGAAGAAATTATTAATTCAGATATTGATGAATCTTTAAATGATAATTCCCAGGGATTTAATAATTATTCTGCTCCAGGAGCAGATAGATTAAAAATATCAGTTAGTTTATTTAAGAAACCACTAACAGATTTTAGTGATGATAGTTTTATTGAACTTTCAACAATCACTGATGGTATAATTAGATCTCAAGTAAATAGAGGTGATCTTGGTGGCGGTGCTGGATATAAAGATTGGACAGATATTTTAGCAAGAAGAACTTATGCTGAATCTGGTGATTATTATGTAAGTCCTTTCAACATATCATTTTTAGATTCATTAAATAATAATACTGGGAATAGGGGAGTATTTCAAGAAGGTCAATTTACCTATGGAGGATCTATTCCTTCAGATAACTTAGCATTATATAAAGTTTCCCCTGGTAGAGCATTTATTCGTGGTTACGATATTGAAACATTAAACTCAACTTTTATTGACGTAGAAAAACCAAGAACTACTAAAATTATTGAAGATCAATCAATAATTTACAATACCGGACCTACATTAAAAATTAATAGAGTTGATGGGTCACCAATACTTGGAATTGGTAATACTTATGTATTAAGTTTAAGAGACAGTAGATCTGGATCAGATTCAAAAATTTTAGTTGGAAAGGAAATTGGAGTTGCGAGAGTTTATGATTTTAGATTAGAATCTGGATCATATAGTGCAAGTAATGCAAATATTAATGAATGGAATATTTCTCTGTTTGATGTACAAACAGTAACTGACATTACATTAAATCAAAGTATCACATTATCTCCTCCAGTATTTGTTAAAGGAGCAAATAGTGGTGCAGCTGCTTTTTTAAAAGACTCAATATCTGCGGGAGTAGCATTAACTGTTTATGAAACTTCTGGAAAGTTTTTAGTAAATGAATCTCTTATATTCAACGGAATAACTGATGGTAGAATAGCAATAGCAGTTACTGAATATTCTATTTCAGATGTAAAATCTGTTTTTGGTACAAATAATGGTGTGGTTGGTCTTGGATCAACTTTTAGTGCAAATACTATCCAATCTACAAAATTTAATGTAGGAATAGTAACTATTAGCGCAAGTTCTGGTGGTATTAGTACCGTTAAAAGTACAAATCCAGCATTTCCTGGAAATATAGTAAAGAAAGATAATCTAGTACAATTTAGCAGCCCTCCTAATATTGACATAAACTTTGCAAAAGTAGTAAGTGTTGGTTCATCACAAATTACAATTGAAGCAGTAACTAGTGTTGCTGGAATTGCCTCTGGAAATTTACCAACAAGTTCATTAAATGTAACAGACTTTAAAATATTAACTACAAGTTTACAATCATCATCTGATAACACTTTATATACAAAACTATCAAAATCTAATGTGGCCACAGTTGATTTGTCAGAAGCAAATCTTACAATTAGAAAAATATTTAAAGTAAATATCACTTCAAATCAATTATCAACACCAATACTTGCGGGAAGTAATGAAACATTTTTACCTTTTGATGAAGAAAGATATTCTTTAATTAGATCTGATGGATCTACTGAAGTCTTAACCTCAGATAAAGTATTTTTACTAGTTGGAAGCACTCAACTTCAAATTTACAATCTTGGATCAAATGATACTGGTGCAACATTAGTTACAACATTGAGGAAAATAAAACCAAAGGCAAAGCAAAAAATTAAAAATAGAGTAAATTCAATAATAATTACAAAATCAAAATACAATGGATCTGGTATTGGTGCAACAACATTAAACGATGGTCTTTCTTATGGCAACTATCCATTTGGAACTCGTGTTCAGGATGAAATTTTATCTTTAAATACTCCGGACATTATAGAAATACACGGAATATTCGAATCTTCAAATACTTCAGATGCATCTGCACCTAAAGTCACTCTTTCATCTATAATCAGTTCATCAACTACAACAACTGAAATAATAATTGGAGAAACTTTTATAGGACAAACAAGTGGTGCTGTTGCAATATGTGCAGAAAAACTAACAAGTTCTCAAATTTCATTTATCTATAAAAATGATAGTAGATTTAAAGAAGGAGAAACTATTACTTTTCAAGAATCAAAAGTCAAATCAATAATTGCAACTTTAGATTCTGGTAGTTTTGAAATATCATCAAATTATGTTTTTACAAATGGACAAGAGTCAACTTTTTATGATTATGGTACAATAAAGAGAAAGATAGATTCTGAGGAACCTGCAAAAAGACTTAGAATTTATTTCTCCAATGGATACTTTGATTCAACAGATGATGGAGATATTACAACTGTAGAATCATATAGACAATTTAATTATTCTAAAGATTTGCAATCAATAAATGGAAATCCAGTTTCTGATATAATTGATATTAGACCAAGAGTTTCTGCCTACACAGTTTCTGAAGGATTAAGATCTCCTCTGGAATTTTATGGAAGAACTTTTAGTTCGTCAGGAAATTCTGCATCAAATATTTTAGCATCTGATGAATCAATTTTAACAACATTTTCATATTATCTTGGAAGAATTGATAGAATTTTCTTAACAAAGGAAGGAGTTTTTCAAGTAAAATATGGACAACCATCAGAGAGACCAGAGAAACCAGTAAATATAGATGAAGCTTTAGAAATAGCAACAATAACTCTTCCCCCATATCTTTATGATGTTGGACAAGCATCAATTCAATTTTTAGAATATAAAAGATATCGAATGGTGGATATCAAACAACTTGAAAATAGAATTAGAAATTTAGAATACTATACTGCACTTTCTCTACTTGAAACTAATACAGCAAATTTCTTTGTTCCAGATTCTGATGGATTGAATAGATTTAAATCTGGATTCTTTGTTGATAATTTTGGATCATTTAAACCACAAGAAGAAAAAGTACAAATAAAAAATAGCGTAGATATAAAAAATAAAGAACTGCGCCCAAGACATTATACAAATTCAGTCAATTTAATTTTTGGTCCAGTTGTTAATACAGATCCAACTGAAGATTTTGCATTTTCTGCAATTGAAGGAAATAATGTAAGAAAATCAAATGATGTTGTGACTCTTGATTATGCAGAAATTGTTTGGTTAAAACAAATTTTTGCAACAAGATCTGAAAGTGTAACTCCATTTTTGATTAGTTTTTGGCAAGGAACACTTGAACTTACTCCTTCTTCAGATACTTGGGTAGATACCACAAGACTAATCGCAAAAATTATCAATACTGAAGGAAATTATGCAGAAACTTTAAATAATCTTGCAAGAACACAAAATGTAGATCCTCAAACTGGATTTGGTCCTATTTTGTGGGATTCTTGGCAAACAAACTGGACTGGTAGAGATGTAATCAACACAAGTAGAGATAGAACTGATAATTCTACTGGTGCGAGATTTGGTGTAGGTGGATGGCCTAATGGTGGAAATACCAATCCAGCAGCTTGGGTAGAAACTCAAACAACTACAGTAATTAGAGATCAATTGAACGAAACTATTGAAACTGGAGTTCAAACAAGAAATGGAAATAGAACAATTGTTGCTGAACAATTTGATCAAACTTCTGTTGGTGATAGAGTTGTAAGTAGAGATCTTATTCCCTTTATGAGATCAAGAAATGTGGAGTTTGTTTCAAAAAGAGTTAAACCTCTAACCCAACTTTATGCATTTTTTGATGGTGAAAATGTAACAAAATATTGTATACCAAAACTTCTTGAAATCTCAATGATTTCCGGAACATTTCAAGTAGGAGAAAATGTTATAGGTAGAACTATTAATACTGGACTAAATCCAGATTTAACTAATAATTCTGCAAGAATAACTTTTAGAGTATCACAATCAAATCATAAGGAAGGTTCTTATAATATACCAACATCAACTTTTGTAAATAATCCATACACAAATCAACCACTTTCTGCAGCATATTCATCAACATCTACAATATTGAATGTTGATACTTTTTCTCTTTCAAGTCAAGCACAGGGTCAGTATAGTGGATATGTTGAATCCGGAATGACTTTGATTGGAGAAACAAGTGGAGCTAGAGCAAATATAACAAATGTAAGATTAATATCTGACTTATCTGCAATTTTAATTGGCAGTTTCTTTATTCCAAATCCAAATAATGTAAATCATCCTAGATTTGAAACTGGAGTAAAAACTTTCACTATTGTAAATGATCAAGATAATAATCAAAATTCTGCCACAACCGTTGCAGAAGAATCATTTTCATCCTCAGGAACTCTTGAAACTGTACAAGAAAATATTATTTCTGTTAGAAATGCAAGAGTTGAGAATAAACAAGAATTTGAAAGTAGGAATGTTAATAGGTCTTTGGGAACTCAAGTTGTAGGAAGCACTACAGTATCACAAACTCAAAGACAAGTTGTTGTTGGATGGTATGATCCACTAGCACAATCTTTCTTGGTAGAAGATGAAACAGGAGTATTTCTTACAAGATGTGAAGTATTTTTCCGTTCAAAAGATGATATGGATATTCCTGTTGTTTTTCAATTGAGAACAATGGAAAATGGTTTCCCAACTCAAAAAATTCTACCATTTTCAGAAATTGTTTTAAATCCTGGAGATGTAAATATATCTGGAGATGGAGCAGTTGCAACAACTTTTGAATTTAGAGCTCCCGTCTATCTTGAAGGTGGTAAAGAATATGCAATTTGTTTGGCTTCCAATTCAACAAAATATAGTGTTTATATTTCTAGAATAGGTGAAAATGATATTCTAACTCAAACCTTTATTTCAAATCAACCATACTTAGGATCGTTATTCAAATCTCAAAATGCTTCAACTTGGGAAGCAAGTCAATGGGAAGATTTGAAATTTACTATTTACAGAGCAGATTTTGTGGGAACTGGTTCTGTAGAATTTTACAGTCCTGAACTTACAGAAGGTAATGGTCAAGTAGCAACTTTACTCCCAGATTCATTAATCTTAAGTTCTAGAAAGGTAAGAGTTGGACTTGGAACTACTCTATCAGATTCTGGTTATGTTTTAGGAAATACATTTTCACAATTAGGAACAAATGCAACAGGTAATCTTGTTGGAGTTGCTGGAACTGCTACTGGAACTTTATCGATTTCTAATGCAGGTATTGGATACACTCCTACAAGTGGAAGTTTTACTTTTGCAGGAGTGAATTTGGTGACAATTACTGGAAATGGTAGAGGAGCAGTTGCACAAGTAAATATTACTAATGGAGTTGCATTTGCTGCAACAATCACAAGTGGAGGATCTGGATATCAAATTGGAGATGTTTTAGGCATTACTACAATAGGCGCAGTATCAGTGGGAAGAAATGCTAGATTTAGCATAGCAGGAATCGGATTCACAAGTGAAATTATTTTGGATAATGTTCAGGGTAATTTTGTAACCGGTGCTGGATTTACAATGAGATATACTAATAGTGTCGGTGTTACGACTACATTAAATGCATCTGCTGGTGGAAATATAACTCCAACAGCAATAATAGTTGATACTGATGGATTGCATGTTAAAATTAATCACCAAAATCATGGAATGTATTTTAGTGATAACTTAGTTAAGATATCTGGTATTCTTCCTGATATTAAACCAACTAAACTAACTGCTCAATATGATGCGTCATCAACATCACCAATAACAGTTGATAGTGCCTCGGTATTTTCTACTTTTGAAAATGTTGGAGTCGGCACAACTAATATTGGATACGCATTAATAGAAAACGAAATTATTGAATATACATCAGTTAGCGGAAATGTAATAGGTGGAAATATTGTAAGAGGATCTAATCCACTCATTTATCCAATTGGAACACCTGTATATAAGTATGAATTAGGAGGAGTTAATTTATTAAGAATTAATAAAACTCATGATATGAATGATGTAACTTTAGAAAATCCAATAACTTTTGATACATATCACATTAAGTTAAATATGAATTCTCTTGATGTTGATAATGACGATAGAAGTAATGATGTTGGTTATCCTGCACTTTATGTGAATCAAACAAAATCTGCTGGTGGTTATAATATAAAAGCATCACAAAATATGCCTTTTGAAATAATTACTCCAATTGTTCATAATGTAACTGTTCGTGGAACAAATATTTCAGGAGAAATTAGAACAATAACCGGAAAAAGTATAAGTGGAACTGAAATTCCATACATTAATAATGGATTTGAAACGATTGCAATTAATGAAACAAATTATCTCAATACTCCAAGATTAGTTGCATCAAAAGTGAACGAAAATAATAAATTGTCAAATATACCTGGGGCAAAATCACTGAATATGAGATTACTATTAAATACTGTAGATACTCGTGTTTCTCCAGTTATTGATTCTCAAAGAGTAAGTGCTATTTTCACATCAAATAGAGTAAATTCTGTAATCACAAACTATGCTACTGATAGTAGAGTTAATAGTATTGATGCTGATCCAACAGCATGTCAGTATATTTCTAAAGAAATTGTTTTAGAAAATTCTGCATCATCAATTAAGATTTTAGTTTCGGCACATATCAATTTAAAATCTGACATTAGAGCTCTGTATTCTATTAGTGAAAATCAAGGATTTTCTCCAATTTTTATTCCTTTCCCAGGATATTCTAATCTTGATGTAAGAGGACAAATAATTTCAGAGCAAAATAATAATGGAGAATCTGATGTATTCATACCAAAAACAAATACTTATGGATATTCTAGTGATGTATTGGAATATAAAGAACATGTTTTTACTGTGGATCAACTTCCTTTGTTTAGGGCATATAGAATTAAGTTATTATTGACATCCACAAGTCAAGTTTATGTTCCAAGAATAAGAGATTTAAGAGTTATTGTACTCGCTTAAAATGGAATATTATAATGTAGATGGACACGCGGATCTTGCTAGAGATCCCGAAACAAATTCAATTATTAACGTAAATAAATTAGATTATGAACAATATGTTTTTAGAAGATCTTCAAAGGTGCAGGAAAATCAAAAAGTACAAACTATAGAAGAAGAGGTTTATAATATTAAAAATGATATTAGTGAAATTAAATCACTTTTAAAAGAACTCTTAAAGCAATAATCTTTACTAAATCATAAATATTTTAAAGGAAGCAAATAAATGGCACAACCAACTACTCGACAAGAACTTATAGATTATTGTAAAAGAAAGTTGGGAGCACCAGTACTTGAAATTAATGTTGCAGATGAACAAATTGATGATTTAGTAGATGATGCAATACAACTATTTCAAGAACGTCATTTTGATGGAGTTTACCCTACTTTTTACAAATATAAAATAACTCAAAATGATATAGACAGAGGTAGGTCACCTGGAAATAATTCTGTTGTTGGACTTGTAACTACTACAGTAACAACAAATATTGTAGGTACTGCAACGACTTTTAGTTATACAGAAAATAGTAATTATTTACAGGTACCACCAAATATAATTGGAGTGAATAAAATATTCCAATTTGATGGTAATAATGCTATTACTAATAATATGTTCAGTATAAAATATCAATTATTTCTAAATGATGTATATTCTTTTGGAGCTCTTGAGATATTAAGTTATGCAATGGTTAAAACATATTTGGAAGATTTGGATTTTTTATTGAACACTCAAAAACAAATAAGATTTAATAAAAGACAAGATAGATTATATTTAGATATTGATTGGAGTAGTATTTCTGTAGGAACTTACATTATTATTGATTGCTATTCAACTTTAGACCCAAATGATTATGTAAGAATTTATAATGATTCCTTTTTAAAACCATACTTAACGTCATTAATCAAACGTCAATGGGGTCAAAATTTAATTAAATTTCAAGGAGTAAAACTCCCTGGTGGAATAGAACTAAATGGAAGACAAATATATGATGATGGTCAAAAAGAAATTGATGCATTAATGGAAAAAATGTCAAATACTTATGAACTTCCTCCAATGG